CGCATTGTAGCTCGGCTGGGCAGTTTAATTTCCCCTGTGCTGGATGCCATGGTAAACGCCATGGACGCGCAGATGATAAGCCTAGAGGGGTATATACGGGCCAACAAGTTGGAGGGCAATCCGCTGCAGCACCGCAGTGGCAGGCTGCAGTCATCGGTTAACTATGTACCAGCTACCATTGTAGACGATACTACTGTTGAAGGCTCAGTGAACGGTGGTGGCGGCTTAGCACCTTACGGTATTGTGCACGAAGAAGGTGGAACATTCCAGATACCGGAGTATACGCGGCGCTCCGCACGCAGTGCTAGCGGTGGCGTGGTGCGGCTGCTTACTAAGGGTGGCCTTACTAGCCAGCGTAGGCAGATAAACTTCGTGCGTACTGACATTGTGGTGCACGCGCACCCCGCTACTTACCCACAGCGCAGCTTTATGCGTGCTGGCCTAGATGAACAGAGCGCCAACATACTAGAAAATCTACAAACCGCCTACGCTGCTGCAATTTTGGAAGCGTATGGTGTGCAAGGGTAGGCCACTATGCAAGTTACTCGCAGACAAGTTTCTACAGCACTATTTAATTTACTGGCCGGGGCGTACACATGGGCTAAGGCTGAGCCAACGGCACGACTGTGGTCTAAAGTCACGGCCTTGGAACAGCCCTACTTCGGGCTATACCAACCAGTGCAAACCGGGGAACAGTCGCAAGCATACGGGGCTATAAAGTACACACTCTACTATAGTGCGTTGGTTTACGCACGTAGGGACGCCACGCCAGCCGCACCCGGTGATAGTTTTGGGTACTACCTTGACGACATTATGGACATGGTTGACAAAGCTATGCAAGGGCCAAGGCTAGGCGAGAACCAAACTCTAGGCAACCTTGTAACACAGGCTATGATACAAGGCCGCATAGATAGGGACGAAGGGTTGCTTGACCAGCAAGGCAAGATTGAGATTCCCATCGTAGTACTGATTGGAATGTAGCCTGCAGGTAAACTCTGCGGCCAAGGCCGCACACCACAAGGAGAATTAAACAATGTTTCAGTTTGGGATTGGTGGTATGTACGCGCGGCCTACCGGTGGTAATCTGGGTACTCCTTCAGGGCCGCAAATTTTCGGCACCATTCAAGACGCTAGTGTTGACTTTTCACAGAAATTGGTGTCGTTGCGCGGCCAGCTTAAAGGCCCGGATGACATTGCACCCGGCGACATGGATATCAAAGGTAAAGCCGCATTTGGTCGCATTGAAGTAGAGATTTACAACAGCCTGATGTTCGGCAGCACCATTACCCCTGGCATTAAGAAATTGGTGCCTTACCCCGGCGAAGCTAATACAGTGCCTGCCATTAGTCCTTACACAGTGTCGGTTTCTAACCACACCACGTTTATTAATGACCTGGGTGTTAGGTATGCAGCCACAGGGCAGCAGTTGCAGCAGGTGTTAGCTGGTGCTGAGGCAGCCGGTAAGTACAGCGTAGTAGAGGCAGGTGCTGGTAAGGGTGTGTACACATTTGCCGTAGCTGATGCTGGTGCCGCGTTGTTGTTCTTCTACGCGTATACGGACAGCACCGACGGTGAAACCATGCTGGTCATCAATCAACTGCAAGGTTATGGCCCGGTGTTTGAGTTGTACCTTGCCATGCCGTACCAAGGCGCAAACGGCCTGCACTTGTTTAACTGCCGATCTAGCAAGATGTCAGCGCCTTTAAAGCGCGATGGCTACGTTATCAGTGACTTTGAGTTCGAGTCATACCCTAACTCCGCTGGCCAGTGGTTTGAGTGGTTCCAGATCAGCCCCGGTAATTAACAATTAGGGTGGCAGGTGCACAGCCTGCCACCCCGTAACCCGCATCCACCAGTGAGGAGCTAAAAGCAATGTCTATTGTGCGCAAGAAGGCAGTAACTATCGATGGAGCCGAGTTTGTTATTGGTTCCCTGACCATGAGGCAGGTTGAGACCATTGTTGCTTGGTCTCCCGAAGGCAAAACTGTTGGAGAACTAAAGACGCGGGCCATTAACTTGGTTATTAATTCGTTTACTAATGCTGAGTTTATGTGTGAAGCACAGCCCTGGACACCTGAACGAATTGCAAATGAGATTGACTCCACTTCGTTTGATTTTCTGCAAACTGAAATACTAAGTTGGAGCAAGCTGACAGTAGTGAAGACCGAAGCCGGTGTGGGAGGTGTGCCTGCGGCGGGGGAAGCACCGGCAGCACCGCAGCTTTAACTCTAGAAGATATAGAGAATATGCGCTGCTGCATTGTTACGGCCACTGGTTGGTCTCTTGAGTACATAGACAACCTGCCTTGGCGCTACGTTGCGCTACAAAGTGACTACTGGTGTGTGCATCCGCCGGTGCACCTGCTAGTGCAGAACATAGCTGCGGCTTTTGGCATCCGAGTAGGCAATACTAAACGCTCAACTGAGCTAACCAAAGTAGAGAAGAAGTACATGGACGAAATGCCTGCACAAAGCTGGAGCAAACTGCCCGCCGGTGTGCAGGATTCTATGGCTAAGTTGATTGCGGATGCTCGCAAAGGTAAGGTAGAAAATGTCGGCAACAACTGACAACGTTCTGGTGATGACAGCTAGGTTTGATGGCTCGCAGCTTAAGGCTGGGCTTACCGATCTAGCTGCCACCACTCAGGTCACTACTGGCCAAATGGCTCAGGCGTACACTGTGGTGGACGCTGCGGTAAAGAATCTTGCTGATGCGCAGTTGCAGCTGGGCGCGGCTGCGGCAACTGGCAACCAGCAAGCTGCCGCCATTATTGCGCAGTACGCAGTAGCAGCCCGCGAAGCACAGGCTGCGTACAACCAACTGACTGTAGCTGTAGACGACGAAACTGCCAGTGAAGATGCTAACACGGCAGCCACCACACGCGGTATATCGGCACGCATAGCAGCCAGCACCAGCCTGCATGTTATGGAGGGCAACCTTACAGGTACCACCCGGGCTGCCGGTGCTTTCCTGGCTACCACGCTGGGACTAGGGCCAGTACTGCAGGCAGCTTTTCCTGTCATAGGTGCTGTAGCATTGCTCAGCGTGTTTTATCAGATAGGCAGTGCCATTGCCAGCGCTACTGACTACTTAGCTGGGTGGACTGCTGAGGTAAAGAAGTCTGAGGCTGCTGCTGTAGAACGCAATATTGAAATCATCAGTAAGAATGCTGAGCTAAAGGACTCTGAGCTAGAAGCTAGCGCTGCTGCACTTACCGGTACAGCACGTGTAGTAGCCGAAGAAAAGATATTGCAGCAAGAGAAATCCAACACTATATCTAAGATTAAAGAAGTACAAGCTACCATTGAGCAAGTTACAGCTGAGGACGCACAACTTGCTTTTCACATCAGTGATTTATGGAGCAAGACTGGGTTTCAGATACACCAGAATAGTGAGCGCATTGCAGAAAATAATAAGTCGCTGGAAGTGTACGGTAAACTTTTAGATCAACTTTCGGACAAGGTTAAATATGCGTTCCCAGCTAAAGAAGCTGCGTTACAAGGTGACAAGGCTAAGTCTGGCATTGATGATCAGCTCGCCGAAATGGCTGCCGTAACTGAGGCACATAAGCAGGCTGACGAGGCGCGTATAGCTTACCAAGAATCTTACGCTAAGAGCCTACATGCTTTAGATATGAGTTCCGCTGCTGATGAACTGGCCACACTGCTAAGTTTGGAAGATCAGAAGCACCAGATTATTATAAAGGCGCTTCAGGAGCAAGCTAGTGAAGCTGCGCAACGACAAGCTGCGACTGGTGCTAGTGAGGCCGCGACCTTCGCACGTATTAATGGGCAGGAAGAGGCAGAGACTTACGCGCACCAAGAACGGAGCAACGCCATTGTAACTACGTACGAAGAAGCTAAGCTAAAGCTGGTTAAGGAAGCTGCCGCAGATTACGACAAAATTAATGAAGACTCGCTTACTGTGTTGGAAGCCGCATATCAGAAAGATGAGGATGCGTGGACTAAGGCTCAACTCAAGAAAGTAACTGCGTACAACGCGGCACAGCAGAAAATACTGCAGACTGAGGAAAAGATAGCTACGCAGGTGCTGGCTGAGCAAGTAAAAAGTGATGACTTCGCACTTAAGCACCACGATGAGAGTATAGACCAGTGGACAGCGCACTCCCTTGCTGCACTGAACAACTGGTATAATACAGAAAATGCTTTGCTAACACAGCAGCTTATCGACGCTGAAACCATTTATGGCCAGGATAAGGAGCAGTACCAAGCGCTTATCGATAAAAAGGTAGAACTAGACCAGCAATACGCCACCAAACACCAACAGATAATGACTCAAATGGAGCAGTTTGATGCTAATGCACTGGCGAAGGAAAGGTCTGAGTTTAACAGCGCCTTCGTTGGTATTCTTACTGGGCAAACTACGTTCTCGCAAGGAATGTTGAAGCTAGGCGAGTCCATGTTTGAAGGTATGGCTAACAACATACTAAAGATGTTGGAAACTCAAAAGTTAGCTGGGCTCAAGCAGATACTTGTAGATGCTAAGACTGCAGCTGGTAATTCCTACAGCTGGGCTAGCGCGTGGGGCGGCCCGGTAGCCGGTGCTATTGCTGCAGCCGCAGCCTTTGCTGGTGTGATGGCATTTGGCGCATTTGAAGCGGGTGGACTGGTGCCTAACACTGGCTTCCATAAATTGCATGAGCAGGAAATGGTTCTGCCTAAGAACATAAGCAACCTGATAACCAGTTCAGTTTCAAACTTCACAACCACCGGTGGGCAGCAAAATAGTTCCGAGCTACACACGCATTTCTCACCTAACATTACAGCCATGGATGCCAAGTCCGTTAACGCAATTATGGATGACCAGTATGAGCGATTTGTTGCCAAGATCAAAACTGATTTTAGGCACATGAGGTTTGCATAGCCTATATGCCGACACCACTGTGGTTTCCTCAGTTGCCCGGACTTACTTGGAATATAGGTTGGATGCCGCAGTACCGCACTATAATCCAAGAATCTGAGAATGGCCGTGAGACAAGGCAAAGTAGTCAGCTGTACCCTACCTGGTCACTTTCCTTAGTCTACAGTTACTTACGAGATTATGTGCAGACCTCAGACGCCAGCGGTGCACCTACCGGATTTACGGAGCGCACGGCATTGATGCAGTTCTTCGGGCAGTGTCGTGGTTCATTTACATCGTTTCTACTGCAGCCTTCGCTGCTAACCCTAGTACCTGCTGATAGCAGCGTGCAGGGGCAGCTGCTGGGTGTGGGCGACGGTACTACTACTGCGTTTCAAATGGTGCAGACCGTATATGGCATATTGGACATAGTACAGAATCCGCAGGGCACACCTACGGTATATGTGGGTGGTGTGCCCACTACGGCCTTCACACTGGGCACAACTGGCATTATAGTTTTCTCTACTCCCCCTGCCCTTGGCGCGGCTATAAGCGCTGACTTTACATGGGCATACCGCTGCAGGTTTACCAAAGATAGCTTGCAGTTCAGCGAGTTCATGTACCTTATCTGGAAGTGCAACAAAGTTGAGCTTATGACGGTGCGCCTATGAAATACGCTCCACCAGCATTGATTGCAGCTTTACCCACACTGACAGAGGCCAACGTAGCCGATTTAATTACCGTAACGCTGCCCAGCGGTATGGTGATTAGAGCTACCAGCTACGATGGTCCCATAACTTACAACGGTAATGTCTATTTACCGGGGCCGCCCTATTTTAAGCGCGGCAAGGCTTCTACTAAGCTAGGGTTTGAAGTGGCTACCCTGGATATGACCATAGGTGACGCCCCGTCTGAACTACCACCTGTGTTGATAGGCACTATTCCTTTACTGCAGAGCATACGTGTAGGCGTGTGGCAACAGGCTAGTATAGTTGTTGACAAGCTGTTTATGCAGGATCCCGGCAATGGCGGCACAGCCTACGGCACTATCAATGTGTTTACAGGTGTGCTGGGCAATGTAACCAGTGTTGACCGCGTACATGCCGTGGTGGTGTGCAAAGCTCTGACCATATTGTTTGACCAACAGTTTCCACGCAATATAATCCAGCCGGGCTGCCGTTGGACTTTGTTTAGCCCCGGTTGTACACTTCACCAGTCTAGCTTCGCAGTCAGTGCTACCGTGGTAGCCGGGTCTACGCAGAACAAGATTGCTTCTACGCTAAGTAACCCGGACGGGTATTTCAACCAAGGGCAGGTAGTGTTTACTTCTGGCCCCAATGTCGGGCTCACTTACTATGTGGACAATTACGTAAATGAATTTATATACATGGCCGTGCCTATGTTGTTCGCGCCTAATGGCGGGGACACGTTTACTGCCTACCCCGGCTGTGATAAGACGCAGGCCACCTGCAGCGCTAAGTTCAACAACTTGATTAACTTTAGCGGGCTGCCTTATGTACCAGCACCAGAAACGGCATACTAAGCTATGAATGACGAACAGCGTGCAGCAGTAGTGACTGAAGCTAAAACTTGGTTGGGTACACCCTACCAAGATAGGCAGGCTGTAAAGGGCTGCGGTGCGGACTGTGCCATGTTCCCATTGGCTGTGTACCAAGCCTGCAATATGCTGGATAGCGCAGCAGCCCC